GTTTCCGTCGAAAAGACTGCAGAGATTTACCCCCCTATCCCCTAGGCTCGCTTGTTACCAAACGCTCCATCTTCGGATGCGGTCTTGAGGGAGTGGTGATGAGTACAAAGACTTTGCCAGTTGCTTTCATCCCACATCAACTCATAATCACCACGGTGGGGGATGATATGGTCAACCTGGGTGGCAGCGACTATAAGTCCTTCTTGCTGGCAATGAACACAGAGAGGATGCTCCCGTAGATAAATGACGCGGGCTTTGCGCCACCTGGCATCATAGCCGCGCTGTGTAGCGGTCCCACGACGTGCATCAGCTGCCTGCTGGGCTTGCTTGTCATGCAGGTCACAGAGACCACTACGATTGGTTGTCAGGTTGGGACATCCGGAACGTGCACATCCTCTGGGTGGTTTCTGCGGCATGATACCTCCGCTTGTATTTCTTGAGAAATGTATTTGGTAGCAGGGACAGGATTTGAACCTGTGACCTTCAGCGTATGGGGCTGACGAGCTGCCGGACTGCTCTACCCTGCGTTATTGACTCCCCGCCGCTGATGAGGCGGCAGGGATAAGGAGGAGGTTTATGCCCGCTTGGCGAAAGCGGCTTATAGAATAAGGGGTTCCAAATAAAAAAGCCCCTCATAAAGAGGAGCTCCGCAGGTACTAGGGATAGTAGTACCTCAAGTAAAAAGATACCACCGATAGTGTTTCTTGTCAAGTAGGGGTGAAATTTATAAGGGAAAAAGACCCTTTAGTATTCAATTTCTCCCGATATTTGGTTTGTTTCTTCCATTCAGAGAAAGTCATCAAACGTTGCTTGGCGCCGCTGATGTAGTTTAACGCTTTCTGTGCTGGCCGGCTTAGCTGCCAGTATTCAATGCGATAGTCACCCACGGTAACAGGGAGGTTCTTATGCCAGTTCTGTATCTCATCAACAAGGGCTTCACCTGCATCTCCACATGTCCGTAAACGTCCTGTTATTTCCGAATAGAGTTCAGCCACAACCATCCACCGGGGAGTGGAACGGGCGCTGACACGGATGGCTGGGTCAATGCCGGTGTAACCGGTTTCTTTGGGATTGACGGGATACTTGCCATCTTCCAGGAGGTCTAGGTGTTCGATGAGAAAGATACACTGCACACGGCAGAGGTTGTTTAATGCCGACATCGGGTACCAGGGAGCATTGGCATATCCACAGTAATAACGAGGTGAGCAGGTATCGCAATCCGACAAGTCTATTACCTCCTGTTAATGGTAGCAAGCTACCAAATCCTTTCTATTACGGGTAAACGGTTCCACTTCTGCGTCCTCATACTCAACCACTTCCTTTCCCTTCAACACATCCACCATCACCAATACCCTTCCTTATATATATGTATGTATGTTTATCCGGGAGCTTTATCGCTCTCTCTCGCTCTCTCTCTCGTTTCATCCACACCCACCCGGCCGGGGCAGTCTTTGAAGTGTTTGACGAATTCATGAGCGTCGATGTACTTCTTGCATTTACCGCACTTTGCCTTACCGCCCTGACAGTCATTGATGTGGCTCTCAACGAGGTATTCCGTCATAGTACCGTGGCACTTACTGCAGGTGAGCATTAACGGATGCACCGGCGCCCGGTTGCGGAACGGGTGACCGGCAATGGCACGGGCGATGTCTTTACGTCGGCTCATTAGTTGTTCTCCTTGAAGGCTATACCGCGTCCACCGGGGTCGGGGCAATGGTGCCGTTCGTTTAATTCAAATTTCTTGGTTATTTCGTTCAAACCAGAATAAGGTGTCTGCATGCCACAAGTAAGGCAGAAATATCCCGTCTCTATGACCTTAGTTGCCGGGTGCTGGTGGTAATCAGTGAGCAGCGTACCGTTGTCTATGCAATCTAAATTGGGTTGCTGTCTCAAGATTTTACGAGCACCATCCCATACGGTTGGCTCGTTGGATAGCGGTGGCTCAATATAATCTTTTATGAAAGCGCCTGAGGGGTCTATTTCGTAGTCATCTACAATAAATATATAGGTGCCGGTATTATCGCGGTTCCTCATTGTCATACCACGCGCAACGCAAGTGAATACGGCAGCACCATCCACGTGGTAACCCTGATTTCTTAAGGCTTTCAACATCGCGTCCGCACCAGCTTCAACCAGGGCGCACATAACCGAGGATTCCCAGTAAATAGGGGAGCCGATGTGCCGTTCCATAAGCACCTCTCCGGCAATTCTGGCACTATCAAATTCCATTGGACGCCATTTTTTAATCATTTTCTCTCCTCACCGTTTTGATTTTGTTCATATACCGGGAGCATTCCCAATTCTCGCACCGGAGCATATCCTTCTTTTCATCCCACCGGCACCGGGTTTTTGTGGCAACACCGGCATCCTTCTTCACCGCTTACTCACCATATCCAGAATTGCCTGCCGGTAGCCGATGATATAACTTAGAAGCTCGCCATGAGAAAATGATTTAATGCTATCCCCCCAGGTAACCGTCGGCGGGGTTATTTTGCCGGCGCCGGGGGCTTTAATCGTTTTCTCCGGGGCTGCCGGAGGGTTGTCAACGTTTTTGTCAATTTCCTCGGTAATTTTGACAGCGGGTTTGACAGAGGCGCCGGCTGCTACCCGCTTCGGTTTCAGCTCGTCAGGTCCTATCATCCCGTTCACGCGCCATTTAGAAATAGCTGGCCAAATACAGTTTTTAGGGATCTTCAGTTGTCTCTCTATTTCCGCCAGGGGGACCCCCTGATTAAAGAGTTCTTTTACACGGGGCAGTAAATCGTCGTATTTTGCCATCATTTCCTCCATCTGCATATTTTTTATTTTTTCCAACTCTTTTAACGTCCAACTGTGATTGCATAAATTACATTCGGCTATCTCTTCGCCGTCTTCAATATCAACAAACAAGGTGCCCCGGCAATCTCCGTTCGGGCATCTCATATTGTCAATTATCGGCATCCATTACCCCGCAGATAGTCAGTATTTGGAAGATGTCTATATTCCTCCCCTGCAGTTCCTGGCAATGGGCTTTCAAAAATGCCGCGAAATCTTTTTCTTCAATGTGCCACATGGCCATCCCTTTTTTTGTTGGCTTGCAGCCGGGGAAATGGTAACTCGCCTTGAGTTCATTATGGTCAATCCAGCTTTGCACCCGGTGATGGTCCACCCCGCAGATTTCTGATACCTCTCGCTTGGTGTACCAGCCATCACGGTCACGAAGTTTATAATGCAGCCGGGTGGCTTTAACCTTTATTGCATTAATTGAGCGCCCCAACGCTTTGGAGATGGTTTTGACCGATTGCCGGTGGATATGCCTTTCAAGATAAATAAGTTCTTTCTCCGACCAATCTGCCGGTTTTACACGCGCCAATCCGAGCCGCATAATCTGGCCTTTGACGCCGAAGAAAGTGGCGCCGGTGATTCGACATAGAGACTCAACGCTTGCCCTGGTGCCGTCATAATGCAACCGAACCAGTCCGAGTTCTTCTTCTGTCCAGCGGTGCTGGTGTTTCCCGGAAGACGTCCAGACCTTCACCGGTTTCTTTGGTTTTTTCTCCCGGGGTGGTCGGCGTTTCTTCTCTTTAACAGGTTCCGGTTTTCTGCCGGCAGCCGGGACAACTTTATTAACAGTAGGGGTTTTCACCGGCATCGGAACTACCATCACCCTCTGGGGAGCCGGGACCGCCGGCAAAGAAGATGGGTGTTGGTTTAATTGAATAAGCGGATATCCATCGCGGGCATTACGGCGGTTGGCTTCTTTTACCATTTGCATGGAGCCGTTGGTAGCCTGCCACTGATTTTCTCCGCATTCCAGACAGGTGCAAAGAGCAATACCGTCTCCACTATCGGGAGTGTACCAACGATGTACTGCACAGGTCGCCGGTGCGATTGTCATAATTCGTTCACCTCAGCACACCTCCAAATCAAGGCTGGGATATGTTGCCCGGAATAATTTAAGTTTCATCTTCCACTCCGGGGTCTTGAAGCCTTTAACCTCGATGACCTTTATTTTCCAGATGTGAGTTCTGTCCGATGGCGGTCCGGCTATCCATTCTGCCTTGAACGTCACAAAATCAGCCCTGTAGACGATGCCACCCGGCAGCGTGAAAGGTACCTGGCGCAGGTAGAAGTCGATGGACCCGGCCTTCACCCGTAAATCCAATTCCGCAGCCTTTTTTGCCTCTTTCTTGGAGTGATAGATAATGCCGTTGTGTTCGGTCTTAACGGCATGGTACTTGCCCGGCACCGGGGATTGTTTAGTTTTTCCTAACCGCGGCCAAGGCTCAGGCGGTGTAATACCTAGTACCGGTTGCCCGAACACCGCCGGGTTAGCGGCGCGGACATCCGGTGAAATATTCCCTGCTAACTCTCGTTCGTCGAGTCTCATATCATTCGCCTTCCATGCGCATCGTCAGTAAGGTTTCCCCATCGCTCTTGATTTCCTGCAATGGTCCCTCCGGACTGGTGAGCGGTTCCAAATATCGTTTAGTAGTCAGGATGTTGCAGCCGGCAATATAGGCGCCGCCGTTGATGGCGTCTTTCTTGGGATATACCCCGTAATGCTTTATCTTGCTCATCAGCCAGTCCACAAACCGCGCCTGGCAGATACCGTTAATCTGCACCGAGACATCACCAGCGCTATAATCCACCTTCTGCTTAACCTCGTGGGCGGCATCTTGTAGGGAAGTTTTTTCCTTCCGTACAATTTCCGCCATCCGCTTCTCCCTGGGACTGGTTACCGGATGCTCCGGTTGGTTGCCCTTTTTAAGATTGCACGTCATACATAAGAGTTGCCAGTTGGTACCGTCCGGAGGATTGTTGTTGGGGTCACCGTCAATGTGGTCAACTTGCATTTTTTCTAAATATTGCGGCTGTCCCCGGGCGCGCTCTTTCTCTGTTGTCGGGTCGCCGACTTTGCGCCCGCAATGACGACAGTAAATGCCGCCGTCCCGCATGGCGCAAACGTTAATAGCTACCGCGTGCATATAATTTGTCATCCGCCGACCATGTCCCATTAGTTTCTCCTCGCTTTCTAGTTAAACAGTACCGGCTGGGTAATGCCGAACCGGAGCTGGAGCACTCGCTCTTTCTTGCGCTTCCAGTTGCCTTTGAATTTTTTATAACGGTGGTAATCTCCCAGCGCCCGGCCCCGGAGCTGCTGTATGTAATCCTGGGCTTCTGCCTCGGTGATAGGGTAGTAGTAACCCATCCGGGCGCCGGTGTCCTCGTCCTCGGAGCAACTGCTGGCGATGGCTTCCCCGTCCTCGATCAGGGTGAGGATGGCCAACTGCACCGCCCGGTCAGACCGCAACCCCAGCCGGGCCGCGATTTCCATGCCCTTGATGGCGTTCTGCTTGCCGTTGTGTCCGTAGAGCACAGCCAGCACCCGGGAGCAGAACTCCGGGTTGGGGTGCTTGGCTTCGGTTTTCCCCGGCGCGGTTATTACCATTTAAATTACTTTGCCTTTTTAATTAGCATTCTTGCCTGACGGTCTGCCATTGCCATATCGAGACCTTCGTACATCGAAGTGATACCACTACGCCACCATTTTTCAGAAATTTCCGGTTGGTCAAACATTCGGAGAGTAATCGTATGGTTCTCGTGGTCTTCAACAAAGGCAATTAGAGCTATGGCTTTAACAAGTTCTTTTTCCCCGTTTTTGTCTATAAATAATTCGTATGGTTTCATCTTTCAGCACACCCTCTCTATACGTCCGTCGTCATAAAGGTGCATTCCCCAGTCCTCGTTTTCGCCAAATACCTTCACCCAAACGGACCAGTAGGACATGCCTTCCAGCCGGGTGAAAGGGCCATCGACACGGAGGGCGAAATCCTTACCGCGTGCCCAAACTTTCAAGGCATTGGTGAGACTTTTAAACTGGTTTTCGTCGGCGACAAGGATGTTACTCATTTACGTGCAATCCACCAGAAACCGCAGTGCCATGGCCGCAACTTGCGAGGCTTCTTTTCGTAATTTTTCAGGGCTCCGATTTTCTGCTTTCTTTTTTATCTCATCCCAGAGTTCGTCAACTTCTTCTTTGAGAACGGCGTATCCTTCATGTGTCGAATTAAACGGTGAAAAATTAAAGGTTGCCGTGTCAAATTCCAAAGTAATGGCAGCGATTGCTAGTTTCAGTTCCATCATTCCCTCCTCTCCGGGGGCACATATTCCATACCCAGGGCGAATAAAATACTTTCTTCGCTGTCCCCGGCAATGCGGACGCCGGTGCCACCACAGTCTGTGAGCCGGAATAATCCACTGCCGTCTGCCTTAAGTTGCATGCCCTTTCGTTTCGCCAGGGAGCAAAGCCTGATATTGTGAGCCTTGCTGCCGGTCCGGATAAGGAGAAGCGTCGCCCAGGTATTCTTATCTGCGACATAAACGTCGAGCATAATTTGGGGCAGCTGCACCCGGATGATTTTCTGACCGCCCATGGTGAATTTGCCAAGGGATTGCAACGCGACAATGAATTCCCCCTGGTTCCGGGGAATGTAGACGATATCAATGTCGTTGACAAATTTTTTACCGCGTCGCAGGCTCCCGGCGATGGCAACAAAATCGCAAGAGTGTTTCAAGACCTGAATAACCTGGTGGGCGATATTCATCGCTTGACCGTATTCCATTAGTCTTCATCCTCCCCGTCGTCGTCACTGGAATTATCACGTTCCGTCTTGATGGTTTCCGTGCATTTACCCCACCCACAACCTACGCCGCCGCCCGTGCTCTTTTTACCGCTGGATTTATACACTTTGAAATCGGTGACATCTTCCGGTTTCTTGCCGGTGGCCGCCACCGCGATGTTGATATCCTGGGCGGTGACATCGTTAAAGGAATGGTCCTTGAAACTGATGCGGTAAGTGTGGTTCAGTTCGTACTGGTCTGTTGACGGGTTCAAGATGGGTGGCAGGGGTGTGGTCAGATAGTGAACAGCGACGCTTTCTGCGGAGACCTTGTCCGGGGCGATGGCGATAATCACGCCCTTGCTATCGACGGCTACCCAGTCACTGTCTATTTTCTTAGTGGTGAATTCCGGAACGGCTGCCGGCGCGGCTTTGGCCGGGGTGGTATTCTTAAAGGCTTTGAGCATTTTCTCCCGGTGTTCTTTACGGCCGATGACGGTACAGGCAATCTCGAAACTCAACCGCGCCAGCATGCGGATCAACACGTCCTTGTCGCCGATACCCTGCCGGATAAGAGGCATCACCTTACTGAGAAAGTCGTCAATATCCTCGTCGTCACCGATGGACGGTAAATCAAAAGCCTTAAAAAACGACGGCGGGATAAAGTCGTCGTAATCCTCGAGCATACTCAGCAGGCACTCGATGGCGGTGTGCAGTGTGTTTTCATTCACGGCCAGGTTGGCGAATACGTTATCGATATACTTCGCCGTCTTTTGCTCTTCGGCGTCTTGGGCGTATTTATCCTCTTTGGACTTGGCGTTTCTCTTGGAGTCAAAACATTTCTTATCGGCGCAGTATATGACATAATTGTCGTTAAAATCCGGGAAAGAGCAGCGCCGAGCGCAGGTCTCGCACTCTTTGGGGTTTTGTAATTCCTTTCCCGCCCAACCATCGAGCTGGTTGTGCTTTTCGTAATGGGGGCGACCATCCGGGAATTCGGTCACGCCTTTCTTTTTGATGGCTTCTATCTGGGTGCGTTTGCTTTCCATCCGAGCCTGTTTCTGTTTCTTCTCCCAGCAGGCTTTGTCATCGCACCGGGGCTGCGCGGGGTCGTTGCCGTAAGGGTACTTTGCCATTACCCGGTGTTCGCAGTTCTCGCAGGCGCTGATATCGAATACCGGCGGGTTCTGCCAGCTCTGGCCTTTGGCGTCCAGTGAGAGAGTGGAGTTCCATTCATGGTTTTTAATCTCACGGTCGAGTTCGGCCACCGTGGTGTGTCTTTCCACCACCTGTTTGGCCAGCTGGGTCATTTTCTTGGGGTCTTTGACCTGCAGGAGATAGCGGGCATGCGTCTCGGTTATGTCGTGAGAAATAACTTTGGTCTGAATATCCGCCGGCAGCTCCAGCAGCCGTAAGGTATTGGCAACCTCGCCCTGGGTGATATTGTGCAGCCGCGCCAGTTCCGTCTGGGTAACCTTGAAATCTTCCAGGTACTTTTTATAGAATCTGGCCAGGTCGATGGCACTCAGGTCATTACGGACCGTGTTGGCTTCCATCACCATATCCGCCATCTGCTGGTCGGTGAGTTCCCGGATGATGACAGGGAGCGTTCTCCATTCGGGGGCGTCCGATTCTTTATACAACCGGGCGTAACCGCAAAGCCTTATCCAGCCGTCAGCCATTTCGTAGAAACCGTCCCGGAGCCTGACCACCGGGGTCTGTAAAAGCCCGTGCTGTTTAATACTGGCGGCGATGCGGGTGATGATATCTTCTGCCGGGACCACGCGGCCCTCGGGCTGGTAGGGGTTAGGGTGGATGTGCCGAAGGTCTACACGGACGCTCGTCTCGAACGCTAGTTGGGTTGCCGTTTCTTTTTTCTTTTTCGCGGGGGTCGTATTTTCCCTGGGATGGGTAATGAAATGGTTAGGGATATCAGAAACATCGACCGGCTCCCATTTATTATTTGAGTTTTCAATCAGTAGTTCACCGGTACAATCCGCGGGGTCCCAGCCGAGTTCCCGGCACGCGCCGGTAAAAGTCAATGCCTCCGCTGCCTTGGGTTCGCCATTCATATGCTTAATTAAAAACCTTGTCATTGCTCCTCCTTAAACCAATTCCAAATATGTTTTTAACTACGTTAATTATCCATTGCAAGCGCTAATTGCGGAGTGCCCATTGTTGTATTTATGGGTTGACCTTGCGCTTCGAGCATGAGAATGGGTTCAATCTCGGAAGGCTCGCCATCGTATTCAAACCGGACAGATGTAACAACCCTGGGGTCCTGGTCCTTGACGGTTACTACTTTTGATTTGATTTCGACGTTGCGGATGTTTTCAAGTTCAACTTTTAGCTCTGCCATAATTTCCTCCTTATTTTTTCTTGGTTCCCCGGGTATCGAACCCCCGGGGAACCTTGCTGGCTATCGTTAATCTCGTTGCTGGGAGTCCCCTGAGTTAACGTTTGGTCTGTTTCTCAACTGAGCACTCCTTCCTTTTCCCCAGCCTCGATTCGCTGCCTGCCCCGGTCACTCAGTTCAACCCGGGGCTTGACACCCTTTTCCGTTACTCCAGACCTATTTAAATTTATGGGGTTCTGTTTTTTAGCCTGGCTTTCGATAATCAGTCTCTTAGCCTCGGCGAAATCTCTTCTTTGCATGGCACCCTTCACCCCCGTTATCATTACAACCATGGTGCCGATCAGTTTATAGGTAGTAAAAGCCCAGGTTAACAATTGCCCGACGTTTTCAAAGGGTTTGTCGCCGGCGTCCTTTCCGTTATCCTCCGCGTGCGGGACCCGGGGCATTGGCTGGGTGGCTTTTAAACCGGTGCTATCCAGATGGTCGGCGGGGATGTTTGACATCAACCAGTTGAACGTCTTTTTCCCCAGACTGCTTTCTTTTTCAACGCAGCCGGTGCCAATGAGATATACGGCGCCCAGGAAAGCCAGTTGTTGGTCAGTGAAGAAAGAGGTGTATTCATTGACCGGAGCCGCGGGGGATTTGGCCTCCTGCAGAAGATGCCATTTCTTGATGTTGTTGAATTTGCCATTGATTTCTAGTTCTACTTCGATAATAGTGCCAGGAACCAATGCCGCGAGTTTCTTATCGAATCCGGACATCCTGGCGCCATCCGTGGACATAATGACCGTTGGGGATTTTTCGTCTTTACCGGGTGTAATCGTTTTTATTGTGAATTGCTGCATATCGCTCTGCCTTTTAATAACGTATTCAGTTCCGCTGTTTTTTGCCGGTGGCCGGAGAGTTCTTCATCTATTAGCCGGGAAAGTCGGTTGAGTTCGTTCCGGTATAATTCCAGTTCCAGCCGGGCGTCTTTCTTGCCCTTCATATACCATTCGTAATCGGGGTTTGAGACCCTGACGTTTGAAATTTCATCTATAATGAAGGCCGGGGGTTCGTTGCTAACGTACATCGGCAATCTCTCGTAATGTTCGAGCGCCGCAATACCTGGCAAGCACCGCCAACTGTTTGAAGACATTTTTCGCTTTACCTTGCCGTGTTAATACCGTTATCGCCATTTCTTTTCGCTCCGGTGTTTTACCGGGGGAGAGTGTCTCGCCCATCTTTACTCTCCCCCGGATGCGAGTCATCTTGCTCTATGGTCGGAGCTTTGCCTCCTTTCTTATTTGTTTCCAATGCCGCCTGAGCTTCGTTAAATCCGTACACGCCTTTTGCTCAGTATTCTGTTGACCGTTCCTCCTTTTATTTGTTTTCTTTTGCTCCTGCAGCATTATTTCCTTATATGTGAGTTTGCGGGGACGCCCGCCCATTTTACCGATTGCGCTTAGCCGGGCAGCCGCATTATTCTTTGCCCTGGCCATGCCGCCGAGTTCACCGGCACGTACCTTTTTAAGGTGCAGAGATTGCTCCCTGGATATAATTTCAGAGGTTATATTTTCCGTGACCATACCTTTTCCTTTTCCGCCTGGTCGATTATGGCCAGCCGGCAGTCCCGGCAGTTCATTACTTTTTCTTTGCCCAGCTGGTAGGCTGGGGAGTTAACCGGCTCCCCCAGCATCCCCTTGATGGCCGACCGCCGGGTGCCGCAGCGTGGGCAGATATCCGGGTCATGGGGAGAGCCCGGAAAACTCCCGGTAAAGGCTTTGTTATTGCTGTTGGGGTTGGTTTCCATTTAATAACTCCGCTGTGCTAAAATGGCGCTGGTTATTGGGGAGGGTTTTATCATGAACAGAGAGGTTGAAACGGGGCGTTTTCGCGCCAGAACAGAGTCCGGTAAGGAGTACATCATCATCCAGTACCAAGAGTTCATTTCTGCAGCTACTTTCGATAATCCTCATGCTGAAATTCCCGGACTAAAGAGGCTCTCCACTTCTGATGGATTTTCCGTTAACTATATCGACCCCACAACGTTTAAAATCGTCAACACCGGCGAGACGGTTCGGAAAGTCTGAAAGCAAGTATTGCTCCCAATAACGGTACCCCTTGGGTTGTTCAAAAAACGAACAGGTAATATGCACGCCGTCTTTGCTGGGCTGTATTATTATTTCTTCCGACGATAGCAGCCGGACTAAATTATCTTGTTCTGCCATGTTCTCTCCTTTGTTATTTGGTGACTAGTACATCCGCCTTCCTCTCCCTTCTTGTTGCCATCAGCCGTTGTTGAATGGTGAATTACACACGTTACCTGTAGCCCTTCTTCCAGTAAGATAAATCTCTGCCCGGTAGGTCGATTACTTTCAATCAAGGTTTTACGCAAATGGACTATGGACTGTTCAGATAGGCGATTGGGAGTGGTAATAATAACTTGGTCACCAGGTGCATAATTTACTTCCCATATTTTTACAGGCGGTTTCTCTTTTTCCCTGGAACTGTCCCGAGCTCCCCAGCCCGCCATAAAACTGCCTAATGCCAGGGCGATTAACGCTACTACACCAATCCATTCCGTAAATTCCATCAGTTCCCCTCCGGGGCCCCGTTCACTACCGGGGCGCTTTTACTAAAGTGGTACTCTGTGGACAAAAAAATATCCTGCTTCTCGGGGAAAGCAATCGCGGCTTTGAAGCGAACGTCGGCAGATACAGGCTGCCGACCCCTTCGTATTCTCCACCAACTGATACGGGTTAGGCTCAACTTATTCGCCATTTCTAGATTATTGAGATTGTGGTCTTCTTGCAGTTTCACCAATGTTTCTAAAATCGTCATAAGATAACAGTAACACTAAAGTTATATCTTGTCAATACCTTAGTAATATATTTTTCATAGATTCATTACTTGACAAATTGACAAATTATGAGGCTGGGGTGGACTAAAATTTCAATGCTGTGGAAAATTAGTCCACATGGTATTTCTTGAGAAATGTTGGATAGTGATGCAAAGTGATGCAAAGTGATGCTACTTGGGGCGGTTAGCCCCACTCAGGTCAAATGACGAGCTGCCAGATGCTAACCCCCAGCACACCGCTGCCGATAAGAAAAGCGAGCAGTATATAGAAGTTCCTCTTTAATCGGGAGTGGTCTTGAAGTAAATATTTTACATCACCACACAAACCGCCATCATCTCTTCCATTGGCACCAAGTAATTTTGTCTTCAACACTGTAGTAGTTTGCTCAATGGGTTGGACTTCCTCTTTGATGATTAGGCGGATTAGCTCCAGGTCGCGGTCGGTCAGGTTAGCCATCTGGTTTTACCTCGCTTTTCAAGATTTGGTGGCTAATTTTTCACGAGTGAATCGCTGGTTAAGAAACGCACGATGGCGTTGAGTATACCCAGAATCAAAACCTGAGCTTCCGGGGAGAACCACGCTTGCCCATCGAGTGTCTGGATGATGGCGATGATGCACGCTATCAGGTTGAGCCATAGCGTCTTAGAAGTGAGTACCTTCCCCCAATCGATTTTCATTATTGCCCCCTTTTATATCATTCCCGGATAATATGATTTTGCCCATTCGGGCATTTTCTCCCAGAGATAACGGCCTATTTCTGCGTGGCCCTCGGTGGCGTTGGTTAACCCGTACCGGTTGTAGACCCACAGTTTTACCAGCTCCGGGTCTAATTCCTTGTGTTGTTCGTAGAGCGCGGTAAACTCCGCGCGCTGTTCATCTGTCAGTAGTGAAAACGAATTATGGCACTGTTCGTGCTGGATAACACCGCTATTCAACCACGAAGCCAGCGAACACAAATATCGTTTCCCTTGACTCTCATAAGCGAACGCCGGGGTGTCCGGGTGGATACCGAACCGGACGATTATTTCAATCGGCCAGGTATCATAAATCTGAATGTAAATCTGATTAAACCAGAAGTCCCATTGAAGCATTGGGATATGCCGTTCGTTTGCCCATTGTTCCAATACCTCACGGACATTAGTATTGGCCACGGTACGAGCCGTGTCCTGTTTCTCTTCCGGGTATGGGGGAAACGGCTCTGGGGCTGGAGACCCGGGGACTGGTTTGGAAAATAACGAAAGGATGAATTTAAAACACATTCAATCTCCTTTATGGGTCCTGGTTAGTAACTGATATAGGCAAACCAGTAGTGACAGGTAACGGGGTCGCTAGCGTCAAGCTTTTCAAAGCCGTGATATGGCGGTCATAGTAAAGTCTGAAATTTTGTATTGTCGTTTGTCCATCTGAACCTAAACGAGATACATAAATTTGTATTAAATCGTTCGTAGTAAATCCACTAAAATCCTCTGTAAATGTCGTCCACGATGCAGGACAAGTTTGTAAGGTCCCTATAGCCACTCCGTTTTTATATATCTGTGCACGGCAATTGATGTCGACCCCATAAGCCTCAAACTTAATACGACAATAGGGCAATGGTGCGTTGAGCTTTGTTTCTTTTACTTTAACCGGCGCTGTAGTAGTTGCGTCTTTGGCTGTATCACTGGAATTTCTGAGAGTATCAGAAGCATAATAAGTTTCAGTTATAAGTGCTGTTATAGCCGCATCCACTGTGGCAACTTTATCGTAAACAGCATTCTTTGATGGGGCTATTCCTGTTACGCCATCCCATCCGGTACCGTAAACTGCATCACTTATCAATGCCAGCACATCTGCCGCTGTTATTTGTTCACCCGTTGCGATTGTCATAATTTAACCTCTTGCATAAGTCATTACGTGGGTGATGGTAATATCATACAAACCTGCCGAATTGTCGTAACTAACCAGAAAATGAGAGGCTAATAAGCCCGTAGCCTCTCCGGCTGCCGCGTCGGCGCCGGCCCACAAGCCGGCCTCTTCAATCGCACATGTAGCCTCCGCCGCAGTGAAGAAGGTGGAGACAGTACATTCATATCCGGAACGCGATTTCGATGTAACTACCTTCCGTCCGTGATATGTAGTTAAAGAGGTATCACCGGCTGCCGGCGCCGTGTCGCCGGTCCCGATTTCACAATAGGCTACGCCGGTGTCATAAGTGGCGGATTCATCAATCCAAAACCCGGCGTGTAGTAAAAGCCCTTCATTACAGATAATGTTGGGGTTTTCAATAACGGCTACGATTTCCCCCGGGTCCACAAGTTTACCGTTCTCATATTTACGCGTTCCTTTCTTTGTAACGGTTAAAATCCCTTTACCCGAGATGATAATGCGGTTTCCTTCTATATGTTCCACGCGTTCTCCTTTATGCCCACGTTGCGAAATCCCAACTAACGGGGAGCCCGGTTCCACGTATGCTCATTATTTGATTTGCACTGTTAGTATATGTTTCACTACTCCCCACAGTGACATAATTCCCTATCTTATAGGCATATCCAGCACCGCCCGATGTATCTTTTTCAATGTACCCAGTTGAAAAAAATAGTCCGATAAAATCTCCTATTTCGCATTCCAAGTCGAGCCCTGTAAAAGTCTGTTCACTTCCGTGAGTGACATCTCCGATTAAAACAGCACTCCGGCATGCATAAACACCACCGCCGACCGCATAAAACACCCCGACGCGAGTCCCGAGCATTGTCGTAGTGGCTGCAAATATTTTAACTGTATCGATTTTACCTTTGGATAATGACGGGTTGTTCAAATCGATGCGCGTATAATTAGCGTTTCCGGTCGAAGCTCTGTTAACAACCGGATTGCCTACATCAATTCCCAGTCCGTCCCATTCGTAATCTTCTGTAGGCGTTGCATCAATCGCTTCATCTTCCGTTAATTCCAGCCGTTCGTGCTGGAGATTGTGCAATGCACCGGCGTCTATCGGCGGGGAATTTAACCAGCGGTTAACGTTACCACTCACCCCAAATTCATCTTCATCCAGACTGGTTGCTTCTGTTAACGCCAATGTCTCCGATTGTTGTAATAAGATTAAAAGCCGGCTGTCTCCAACCTTTATTGTTTTATCCTGGCGTTCTAAGATGCGGCTGAATAGTTTGGTCCAGCTCCCCAGCACCGGTCCGGTGATAACAGTTACCGAATAAGATAACTGATTCCCGAATTCCGTTATGCTCACGGATTCTATCAGCATCTCTACAGCGGTATAACCAAACGGAGCGAAGGTAACTGTGAGCATTTGAGCAGCTTCCAATCCGGATGTACGAGTAACGAAACTGAATTTCTCCGCGTTCTGACAATACTGAGTTATTTTACCCCTGGCGGACGCCGAGATTGACGCGGAGGATTCGTGCTGGGTTTCGGTGACAACGTTCTCTACAATCCCGGAGCCACCTTCCAACGCTTTAGTCGCAGCCATCGAGGACTGGCTTTCGGATAATGCTATCAAAGGATATTGACCGTAATAAACAACCACGATTGAGTGTCCGGAGGTGCCGGCGACAGAATCAAATGTGATAGTGGCGTCCCCTTTATTCCAATAACAATCTTTACCGGTATCAACGCCCTTGATGCCAACACTTTGAGGCACTCCGTTAAATGTGACCGTCGGCTCGAGCGCTAGGGGAAAGCCCATGGTAAAAGCTAAAGTATTTCCGTCGCTGGTTCTGGTCTCTGTTTGTTGTGATGTTATGCCGGTCCCGCCCCGTACATATTGGCGGTTACGATAAGCGGCATTCCCACCGAGCCTTCTTGCGGTACCCTGTTCTACATGGGCTCCCGTTAATGCCCAGGGAGCTGTGTTTGTGACTCTATCCATGAAGTCCAGGCTTTTATCGTGATTAATCCGCCAGGTGAATCCTGAATATTCTTTCAGTGCATCAAAACACTGTGTTACATTTACTAGATTGAAAATGACGGTTTCGATGGTCGGACCCGTCTGGATCGTGCCGGCGGTTATGCCCTCATCTGCCAGATAATCCGTGAGAATATCATTGACAATATACGCCAGGGTTTTACTGGTATAAGTTTTAACTACTAGCCTTTTGTCCGCCAGGTAATGGTTGTCTTTGCAGTTTATTCGGTGGAACAGGCCATTACTGACCCCTATAGGTGAGGCTTCGACGGAGTCAATGAATCCGGCATAAATGGGAGTGCCTGATGGGACGCCTATTTCTCCCTCATATACCTCGACGGTCATATCCTGCGAATAACTACCGGAGCCGGTTAAATCCTTCACAACAAACGAAGCGGTCCCTCGTTCTTCCAACCGGCTGCTTGCTTGAAAACTGTTTGTCTGTATAACGACGAGAATGGCATTAATAAATATGGAAACAGGCCGTGTCATATAGATATTCCTGTTCGCAGTCTGATTTCATCAACCAGAGGCTGCCCGATTATCTTTGCCAGCGTCCGCCCATCAATTTCCAGGAATATATTAGCGGCATTATACCCACCACTGAACCCGCTGCCACCGAAATGTTTTAGATCATCCATGGAACTAACATATTCCGGTCCTGATTCCCCGGCGAGTGCATACGGTTTGTGTGATTTGAGTCCGTATAAAAGAGTGGGTTCAAGAATGGGGCCACCATTGGCATAAGCCTTAATGCCAGCAATCGGATCTGTAGGGGGAGTAGTGTCCCTGAATATTGAGGTTGTTCCCCCACTGTCCCCGGAATCATACTCCAAGATTTCTCTGACCGTTATTACGTGCTCTGAAACCATATTGGCATATTCGTCATTAACATCCCGGACGTGCTGTTCAATTAGAGCCAATTTGTTGCGACAAGAAATTTCCAACGCGGACTCTTCTTCAGCGATGGTTGCAAGTCTGGTGTCACGCGTTTCCAACGCAGCTGTTTCCGCAGCTATGCGTTCGGTTTCAAGTCGTGTAAGTTTTTCCGCTAAATCCTTATCGAGTCCATCCTTTTCTATTTGTAAGTTATCCAGTTCGTTTTTTAAGACGGCATTATCTGCGGCAATAGCAGCATCACGATCGTTTTCGATGGTTTTCTTTTTGTCGGCAGCGGCGTCCCGGAGAGCTTGTATCTGCCCACGTAGAGATTCAATAGTTGCGGACCTTTGTTCGTCAACCGCTTTTTCATTCTGCTCTGTCAGCCATTTATCTAATACCGCCTGGGCGGCAGCCCGGTCGTTGTCAGTTTTAGCGCTGGCAACCGCGGCTTCCAGCTCCGCCCGTTTTTCCGCAGCGGCGGCTTCTTCACGTAATTTGTCATCCTGTTTCTGGGTTTTTTCAATGGCATCTATCTGGTCATTTAAGGCATCGATGGCGGCGCTGGTCTCATCATCAACCGATTTTAATTTCGCATTGCACTCTTTATTTATGAGGTCAATAGCCAAAGCGTGCTCTTCCCGGAGCGCATCCATTTCCTTATCGATCTGCTCTTCCCGTTTTTTCCGGATACGCCGGGCAGTATCCATTAAGGTCTCGGCGGTCTCTTCATCTTCATCTTCGATTACACCGTATTTTTTCCGCAACGCAGTGATTTCATCATTGTATGCGTTCTCCGCATCCTTGCGCTGCTGGTCCAGCTCATCCTTTTTGTCAGCTGTCATCCCCTTTATAATGGCGCGTTGTTCGGTTGCCCATTCTTCAACCGCATTTACAGCTTCGCGGGCGTCTTTCTTGATTTCTTCGGCGTCGATCATGTTGCCGATTTTTTCTTTAGCTTTATCAATGGAATTGCTTAACCCGGGTATAAACGAGGTAAATTTGGAAAGACTATCGAGAATGTTATAAACGCCCCGGAGGAAGAATAGTTTAATATTCTCCCAGGCATCCTTGAAAAACTCGGAAACTTTGGCCCAATTCATAACCAGGAGGGTGGCCCCGGCTGCCAGGGCGGTTATAGCCAATATCACCCAGCCAACCGGACCGAGTAATAACTGGAATCCCGCAGCAAGCATCGGGAGCATTATCAATAACGGACCGAGTGTAGAAAACAGAATACCGATGGCACCAACCACTTTTACGATGGTTCCCGTGAGCTCCGGATTATCGTTAATCCATTTGCGAATATTCTCAATTACCGGACGGATACTGTCAACAATGTTTTGCAAGACGGGAACCAGTTTCCCCCCGATGTCTTCTACCAGGTCGCCGAGGTCATTCTTTAATTGAGTGATAGGATTGATGGCGGCCTTGGCAGAACCGGCGAATCGTTCCTGCATATCCGCCAATACTTCTGTAGTTGTGGCGCCTTTTTCAACGACAATACCATAACGCGAGAGCAAATCTGTATTACCGATGGCGGCACGCCCCACCAGAGTAGCGGCTGCTGTTAAATCCATATCTTTAGCAGCGGCAAGGTCGGTGGCCAGTTGCAACTGCTCCAGGGCGCCGGTGTATGTCCCGGTGATACCAATGAGTTCTACGAGCGCATCTCTTTGTTCGGTATCTCCGTAATTTGTTTCGGCTTGTCTAGCGGCAAGGTTTGATTCTATCTGTTCCGAGAGTTTATCATAATTAATGCCAACGTTTTTTAAGGCATTACTGAGACGGTTTATATTGGTTTGCTCTTTGATGGCAGCGTTTGTAGCTAATCCCAGAGCGGCGGTTATCGAAGCCCCGATGCCCGTCATCATCTTGCCGGTTTGGGTCAAAGTTGTCTGTACCTTTTTCATGCTTTTCTGAAAATCGGAGTCCGATAATCCTAAGGTTACAAATAATTTTGCGATTTCTCCAGACATGATTTATTCCTCCGGTCTTGCCTGTGTGCCGCCAAGTGCGGTCGTGATAACTGCCAGCCGCTGTTTCATTTGCTCTTCGTTTAGTGTCCGGCGTTTTTCCCGGCGCGGCATGAAGTCGGATGGTTTATATGGCTTCGGTCTCTTTTTGTGATTGCGATTGGTTTCCGCAATCAGAGCACAGATTAATGCCGCACGATAATCAAGAATCTGTTCTGAAGCTTGCCATGATTCAGCGAGAGCATTGAATTGCGCAAGAGTGAGATGCCAGAATTCTCTATCGGTTAAATGAAGTTTATATCTCCCGAATGCCCAGAGGTTCAACCATTCGGGAGGTTCCCCGGGGGGTCGCTTTCATCTCCATCTTTTTTTTGGGGGATGGCATTTACTGCTGCCGAATCCAGTGTTTTAGCGAGGTTCGCCATATTCGTGGCGTTAATCCATGCGCCAACTTGTTTTAGTGTTAAGGACTCTTCCTCATGAACCAGACACGCCCATAATAATGCCCTTAATTCTGTGGCGCCCATATTGGCGATATCAATACCCTTGAATAGAGATTTTCCTGTGACCTCTTCATAAGCGGCCATGGCATTGAGGTCCAGCACCAGGGTGCGTTCTTTGTCCAATGTAATCTTGACGCCGGGGTTAATGTTACTCATTTACTCCTCCTTATTTCTTGAGAAATATTTACGCAGCCGGTCGGGTAACTGTTAAACGATATAATCGGGGAGCTTTAGCAGACTCATAAGCCATGATGAAGATTTCGGTATCCGTGCCGGCAACTCCCAGAGCGATTTCCCCACTCTGCACGCCGCTAGCTACAGATGTGCCCTGAATGTAGATAGTATGAGATCCGGCGGTAACAGTGAGTTTTACCCAGTCGGAAGCAGTATTGACCGTGCAGGTGTATTCATAGGTGCCGGCAGCAATAACCTCATTAATACTCAGAGCGGCGCCGCCGTTCTCCTCGATGCCGGTCATATCGCTAATACCGGTGCTTTGCGTAACGTAGAGGGTGGGTTTCCCGGTAACCTTGAGAGTGCCCCCCACGCCGATTTTACTGTCGTGAGGGAACGATTGCTCAAAGCCGCTACCAATCCCGGATAATAACAGGGCGGCGCCGACGGACATCGGCATAACAATCCATACCACCCGCGAGGTACCCGCCTGCAGGTCCGTATGAAAAGCGATTTGTCCGGCGGCATCGCCGGCGACGAAGTTTCCTTCCATGGTTATTTCACCGCCATCTATCAGACCGGCAATATACTCCTTGAAGCCGTTGGCGGAGTCATGATTGGTGACTTCGATCATGTCACGGGACTGCGCGGGGCCGCTGATATTCGTGAGTTCCAGAATTTTACGATAATTCCAGACCAAAACGGTGCTTTTTGCTGATTTCGCTGCGGTTGTCATGGATATCCTCCGTGCGCGGGCAGGTTGCCTGCGTTATTTATTAGCTGATGGTTAAGGTTGGCTTGCCGGTGTATTTAAATGTGGCGCTGAACCCGATCTTGTTATCATGAGGGAAGGTCATCTCAAACGCCGTGCAGAAGGCTGTTCCGGACATATTCCCCAGGGACGAAGGGAAGGTGATTAACAATGTGCGTGATGTCCCTGCCTGAAAATCGGTATGCAGGGCAATTTGCCCGGTGGTGTCCCCGGCTTTGAAGTTACCTTCAATGGTGACTTCGCCACCATCCGCCAGCCCGGCGATGAATTCCTTGAAACCGTTGGCGGAATCGTGGTTGGTGACTTCAATCATGTCGCGTGACTGGTTGGGTCCACTGACGTTGTTTACTTCGGCGATTACTACCGAATTCCATGTTAAATCCGTACCGAATCCTGATACTGCGCTGGTCATTGATATGTACCTCCGTTATTTTTTCCTGTAATAAAAAAGCCCTTCAATTTAGAAGGGCTTTATGAGCGAATGAAAAGCCGGTTTATTCCTCGTGCCAGAATTTATAGTCAACGGCTACGTTATCATCAAGGTCTGTTTCGTTCTCATAAAATACGCCGTTGACTGGAACTCCCCCAGCCCCCCCCAGCGTACCTGTATAGCCTTCTAGTGCTCCCTGGAGGGCTATTGCCATATCCTTTCTGCTTTTATAGGTTTCTCCAAAGCAGGAGAATTGAAACCGGGGGTTTGCCAAATGGGAAGGTCCATCGTGTGAAGAGACTCTAACTGCAGATATCTTGGAAAATACGATGTATGGTTTCACCACGTTCTGCGGGGCAATAACATAATAAATACGCCGTCCTACCAGAGCGGTAACAGCGCTGGTATTTAACAGGTGTGTTAATATTGCCGTTTCGATAACCATTAAGTAGATCCTTTTACGACTTTACCTAATCCGTCCCGGATGTTATTTTTCACGGTGTCCCTGATTTCATCCCAGGCGGGACGGACAAACGGATGTGGCGGCGCCGGATGCGGACCGCCATGTCCGAATTCCACAAGATGAGCATGAGGCGCTTTCCGGGGCCGGATGCCGGCGAAGGCAACAGCCTTTCTGGTAGTGCTCTCAGGTAATGCCGTAGCATAGGCGGCGGCTTTGAGATTACCGGTAGGCCCCTGCGGCGCTTTTTCCCGGATGCGATCGCGGACTATGCGGGCTTGGGTCAATAGGACTTTCTGTTTTCCTTCCCCGAGCTGCTTGACAATTTTATTGGTCTCTTTCTCCAGTACATCGAGACCTTTCAGGTATATTTGACATTTCAATCGAGGGACTCCTTATACAAGAGGTACAGCTCACGGTTGCGTTCGTTAGGGTTGATAATACTAAGTATCTGGAGATACCGGTTTCCGTATTTAATACGCCAGGTGGGTTGAATATCGGATCGGTACCGGATTCGTACCCGTCCCTGGACTTCACTATCAGCCTGTTGCGCGGTAAAGAGGAGATTACCTGAAAGAGGCTCCACAGCTCCCCAGACCGTCGCCTGGGTAGCGAAAGTTTGAATTACCTCTAACATATCATTGGTACTGTTAATAGGGGCTTGTAGCTCAAGCCGTTGTCTTAATTCGCCGGCGTTCATATCGGCATAATCCGGTCTTTCGATAATAACGATTCAACTGCCATCGGGATTTCGCTCATTGGCTTGTCGCTGACGGCTTCCCGGTGCTCGTAGAGATGCCCGAGCATCAGAAGTATGGCACTCGTAATCGCTTGGGGCACACTGGTGGCTAATGCGCCATAACCGGCCACAAAAGTAACGCAGACGCCATTGGCCGGACGCAGGGACGTGGAAGGCCAGCTTTTGCCATATGCCAACACGACGCGGCCGGGTTCGCTCTTGGTATCAACGAAATAATCGGTAACCGTCATCGTGGCTTCAACGTTGGCGGTATCGTAATATTTAATACTGGTGATACTGGAAAGAGGCGGGAGAGGGATATCGATATAATCTCTGTAGGGGAATTCATCTAACCAGAGTTCCCATGTTTGATTGATATAAGCGCGGTTTTGGAATTTTTCACAATCTTCCCGGGCAGCGGTAATCAGGGATGAAATCAGGGTGTCTTCCACGGACGTGGCGCCAATCAGGTCAATATTGACGCCGAATGAGCAGGCGGCAATCGCAACGGTCGCAACCACTCTGAGATATCGACAGCCGCCGGTATAGGCTTTTTCCTGGGTGGCGTTGTCGTTGGCTTCCGTAACCTGGGTGAAGGCACCGTCCGTAACATCCGTCCAGGTGGTGTTGTCATCAGATTCCTGAAGCTTTACGTCTACCGTGCCCCCTGTGCCATTGGTCCCGGCTACCAGGTTGGCCACGACGGAATACCCCAGCACTTCCACCGCTGTGCCCACCAGGGAATAAGCCGCGGCAATAACGTGTGCTCCCGGGGCGATTGATTGCTTTGATTCGATATGCTCCGTGGGAGAAGCGGAATCAAGACGCAGATGTATCTTGGCAGTTGCCAGAGAAACCGGTTCTATTGCCGGGGCGGTATTGATTTTTAATGCCATATTGCCCTCGCTAAATTAGCCCCATCGCAACCAGTCTCGGAGATATGGATGTACTCGTTACAATTGGAGCTGACACTGGATATATATTTTCACCAGGCAAACCATCAAACCAGTATTTTTCAGTACCTTCATCTTTGAGTAACAGACCAGTGTGGGGTAATCCGTTTATCCAGTATTTTTCATTTCCCGAAGGATTAACCGCAGCCATTATTCGACACTCCAGTTATCTACATTGATAAACCCAGCATTCCCATCACAGTCAACAACAAATTCTAAAACGGCGTTATCAGTAACAGCAGAGGGTATAACAGCGGTCAGTTCCTCCCACGTATCTAACCCCCCGGACATTGTGTCCAATACGACATCGGCTGTAATACCCGCCGCCGGATTTGCTTTCAATATTAAACGAGGTTGGTTTCCGTTATAATCGGCGCCGCCAGAAGCAACACTTGACTTTCTTACCCATACATGAGGGGTACAAGTGTCGCCGTTTGCAATTGCGACCCTTTTTTGCCCTGATTCAATTTTGTTAACGGTACTCTGTGGTGTTATTTTCTGGGAAGGAGATCCTGTTACAGCTGGATAATAATACGTATCGTCATTTTCAATAATTCCAAATTTAAACCACGATTTAATAAGCCCAGCAGTCTGATTATGTTTCTGCGACTTCATATAGGCGCCCGGGGTCAATCCGGATTCTGGATAGGGATAAACAGTCGTTACTGAAGCAAACAGACAATTATGGAAAATATGGCGAACATTCCAAGGCGTGTAAAAGTGTATATCGGCAACTGTATGTGCTACTTTAATACCAGCAGCGACTCCAAACGTACAATTATAGAATCTACCTTCTCGTATGACCGCTCCAGCACTGGCAGCATCGAAGCCATATTGTGTTGCGAAGGTGGAGTCTCCGCTTAATACCCAATCTATCCCGACCAACTCAGTCATTGTTCCCTGGAAGTTTATATTTTTAATGTAATTTCCAAAAACTTCCAAGCCATCGATAATTAACGGTCTTAGTTGTGTAGATAGAGTACCTAAATCCACTCCTGTATCTGAATTGCGATACGATTTAACGTTCGAAATTGTTTTCCCTATCGCCAATGTTCTGTAATCCTGAGATACCACCAAATCTATTACTATTCCTTTGGTTGCATTTGAATGGGATGTAATATTAGATAATGTTCCGATTTCGAGACTGGAAGTTAATATTATCCCAACACCATTAGCCCCGACGACAGTGATATTGTGAATATTTCCCTGTACTGTTTTTAAATAAAGCAGATAAGCATTTAATTTCACGCAATACATGAGAATAGAATGACTGAATTCCCAGGTAGTATAGTCTGCATTGGACTGGTCAAGAAATATTGTCGAACCACTCACCGAGGCACAATTCCACGTAACTAAGTAGGAAATCGTGATATTATTGAAAGATATTCCATCGGTTACCCCAATGCCATAATATTCGCAATCATGAATTGAACAATAATGCATATCAAGAGAGCCGGTGGTTATTTCAAGAGTAAGGCCTTTCTTCCCGTCGCTTGCCGTCCCTATATAATAGAACTCTACCCAATCTATATCTACGACGGCTGTGGCCTTAAAACAAGCGTAAGTCATCAAAGTAGAAGTAGCTGAACGGAATTTCACATTTCTGGTTAAGTTAATAATTTCTGCTTGTGTTGGAGATGTTCCGGAATGAGCATATGCGAGACCGCCTGCTACTCCTCCAAATCCGTCGACTGTTAAAGCGGCGGCGGCAGCATCGCCATTCATTGCTCCCTTTTCACATTCGCTATAAGTTCGGGATGTACTGGCGATACAAATAACATCATTATCCAGCCAACCGGTATCAGTATCTACGCCAAGCTCCGTCTGGTTAACACCTTCATCAGTGTTTAATAAGCACGAAACTACATTTTTCCCTACGGTTCTAGACAAACCTTGTAGAGTACAAACGCTTCCATTCCATACTATTAATCCCATACCTCCATCGGCGGTAGGATCAAATTCTAGAACAGCGATCGAATCTCTGGGTATCGGATTAGCTACGGTGCCGACATTGAATGTACCTGAATTATAGATATGCAAATCCCCCGAAAGTTTTAAGTAATAGTTAGTTGTTGCCTCAACCCCATAAGATAAGGTGCCCCTCTTGCTGATAGTTAATGCAGCAATACCATTAGTGCCAACACCATAATCTGTATCAGCAACAGAATCCATTGTTACGACAATATCATTACCGGTGCCCGCACCAGTGTGCTCGCCCATAACATGCATTACATCACCAGCTGCCGGGGCTCCAGTCGTGGTAGTTCTCAACATTCTCGAGAAATTGTTCGCAGTAGCATTCCTCCAACACCATACTTGATTCGCATTACTGGTTAACAGATTCACTCTGTAATCGTGAGCAGCTTCTAGTAAAACGGCATCGGCAAATTTGAAAAATATCCATCCCCCGGACTTATCTTGGTCGGCACCTGCAGATATACTGGCATCAGCATTTGGTAGATCAGCAACATTAATCGTTACCGGAGTGCCGTCTACGTCTTCGCCATCGGTAATGTTGTAAAGTTTAATCGTTATAGTGCCAACTGGGGTAGCCGCTCTTTTATATAATTTAATAGCAATGCCATCAATTTCTATGGCGCCTGGGGTAAATGATGCGGTGTTAGTCGTATTGGCGCTGGTAGATACCACTACATTATTTGTTTCTGAATCCAATAACGAAGAAGCATCAACTACTCCCCAAGTCGCAGCCGCGGTTAAATTTCCGGTAGCTTTAGATATTAAAACTGTCATTGGTATTTGCTCCTGTGTTTATTCAGTAACGCCGATAATGTTTACCGTACCGTTACTACCAGCTCCGGCATTTTTAAAATACAAGGTGGAAAGATCAAACTTTGCCAATTCTAACGTTTCATCGGCAGCCACATTCCAATCCTGTGTTGATGCATCGCCAAATACCATTGCATTGGTAGTGACTTTAATTTTCGCATATCGCAATTTTGTTGCCGACGTTTCGAAACGCGTGGCGTTATCATCTGCCATTGTTGCGGTATTTCGATAAGTTGACCCATAGCCGGTATCTTCAACCGCGTTTGTAGTCCCCGGGGTCGTCTGGTCGATGCCGACCTGTCCGATGATATTGGTCCCGGCAGCCAGGACAATACCCGTCAGTAGATCCTTCAACCGTGCCAGCACTGTGTTGGCGGTTGGGGATGCCTGTACCTCACCGATTAACGTGGCGATGGCATTTACAGCGGAAACAACGTTAGCTCCATCGGATAATGCTGTTATTGCTGTCGTCACGGCGTCAACGGCAGTTTCTACAGTGCTTAGAGCACTCGTGTTGTTCCCATCCGCGGTTGTGATGGCGGTAACAACATCAGCCAGTGTTTCACCGGCAGTCTGTAACGCTCCGACCGCGGCAGTGACGGCCTCAACGGCAGTTTTAACATCGTTTAACGTGGCAGTAGTCCCGGCGGGGCCGGCGATGCCATCGATTACGTCCTGCAGTGTCTCGCCGGCGGTTTGCAGGGCGGCGATGGCCGCCTCCACCGTGGTCAAATCTTTAGTGCTGGCGCCCTGAATGGCGTCCCGGAGAGCTGATAAGGCGATGTCAAGGTTGGCAAAATCGGTTGACCAATCGCGCCCGGTTTGGGTTGTGCCGCCGATGCGCTCGATATCGGTAACATGCACAGGGATTTTACACTGATAAGTATTACCCGCAGCAACGGTAACCCCGCCCGGCAACGCCGCAATTGTGATGGTATCGGCGGTATTGCTTGAGGCATTGCGTAGATAATGAACCCCGGAGATAACCACCT